TGAACTGGAGCACGTTATCGTGTTGCTGCTGGTGCCGCTCGAGATAAAAGTCAGGTTCTGGAAATTGATCCGGTTTGTGTTCGCCTGCGCAGATGCCGGTGTAAACGTGTGTGCGCCAGTAATTTGTACCGCATCCGCGTTAAGAGGAGTGGTTAAACCGACAAGCGACACGCTGCCTTTGAGTGTCAGTGACTCCGTGTAGCTTCCGGCAATTGGCGGAATTAATACCGTGTACGGATGGTCGCCATCTGCATCGGTGCAGAGGTCAATACAGCCTTGGATGGTAGCGGCATCAATTCCAACGGTCTTAACTCGAGTTCCAAGGGTTCCTTTGACGGGATTTCCGTTCCAAGTAGCTCCGGTAATCGAGCCGGGGTAATTGAACGTATTTGTGCTCCAGCTAACATTTGAAGGAGCTTGTTCGTGACGCTCCCAAGACCCAGCAGCAACAGAATTTGACAAAAGAGAAACTGCTGAAAATCCGCCAGATGGAATAGTTGCAACAAGCGTGTCAGAGTTGTTATTGATACTGATTGCTCCGCTGCTTTGGTTGTTATTAAACGAATAAATAACGCCATTCTGTAATGTTGTTGCGTTAGGCAGTTTAATTGTCTGGCCTCCAGAGCCTGTCACTAAATAATTAGGAGCAGATGCCACAGTCAAAACAACCTGAGTTCCAGACGCAACAATTGCTGAAAAGTTTTCAATTACAGAATTAACTGAAATATTCTGATTTGCATCACGCAACACTACGGAATTTGCTCCGCTAGATGCAGTAACTCCAGTTCCGCCATTGGCAATTGCAACTGGAGATGAAAGCGCAATTGTTCCACTTCCAGTGATTGTACCTCCAGCAAGACCAGTTCCTGCCGTGATGCTCGTAACAGTGCCATCGTTCTGTGTGCCACGAATCAGACTGCGCGTAGCGGTCTTTGTGGTTCCGCCCTGGTTAATAACAACAATGTCAGCATCAGAGACGGTTGATGCTTGAGGAAGTGCAGAAATTTTAATGTCGGCCATATTAATTCACAATTAAACGCTGAGATAATTCTGTTGTAAGCCTTAGTCCGGCTTCTGTATTTAAAATTGCTTCAGAAGAAATTTTAGTAAGTATCTTTTTAAACTTAAAAGTATGACTGCCATTTGCGTGCACTTCAATGCGAGCAGATGAATTATCAAAATCACCTAACGTTTTTGGGTTTCGTCTACGTAGATATTTTGTAATCATGTTAGTAAGTGTAGGCCATATTCATGCGTTGAACCTGGCCCTGCTGACGCAACAGTACATCAATTTGTTGCTGCACTGCAATCTCGGCCATATTATTAAGCACTTCAGCTTCTTCAAATCTTGCCTCAGATCTCAAGAAATCACAAGATATTGCATTTACAAGAAAGTCCCTAAACCGATATGGAATATCAGCGTTTTCCCAATATTGGCTTGAGCTTTCAGGCTCGTTTGATGTTGACGCTGTAATGCAATTCCAAAACTCTCCATTGTAATACACCTGATCTCCAATAATGTAATTCTTAAACGGCTCAAATTCAGATCCAAACAATCTTGTTGCCGGAATCCTGTATCTTACAAATTTTTGTCCAGTGTTAAAAACTCTTAAAAATGAAGAGTTTTCAGACAGCACAAGTGAAGATATTTTTTTATTGTAAAAATCTTCAACAACAAAATTTTCCCTTGTGCACCGTGTAGTTGTTCTTGGGTCGTTGTTAAATATTTCAACGCCTTGCAGCTCCGCGTCATCAAGCTTAATTAAAAGTTGTTTATTTGAATTAAAAACAATAGTTGCTGTAAGCTTTTGATTAGCTAATTGATATGTTTGAAAATATGTAGCGTAATCAACTGAATTTATGTTAATTCCTGTAAAAATAAAATTTACCCTAGATACAAATGGCCCATTTCCATCATCATTATCTACAGTGTCTAATGTAAATGTATAATCAAAATCATTGACATCTTTTCCGTCAATGTAAAATGGATTTAAAATTGTGATCTTGGATGTTTCTATTGTTCCAAGATTATACAAATTGTCTGAAAAATCTTTTAAATAAATGGCTGGAAACGATACATCTAAAACCAACGTTAGTTCTGTAATAAGCTCATCGGTTGTCGTCAACACAACAAATGCAATTGGTGCCCCAGGGTACGTGTTTATGTACCGCTGAGTGTCCGGCCATTCTTCCCTATCCCAGACTTGAGACAAGCGTCGCGCTGCAAGGTCACGGATGACGTTGAACGACTTTGTATTCAGTGTATCAATGTCCAGCCCAACTAGCTGACATGTCTGCGCTAAGATGTCACTGAATTTTACGGTCTTCATTTAGCTGATGGAGTCCAACCAACTTGAATTTCTTTAGTCCCACCACTATTGACTCGAAGCTCTGGATTGTCACGCAAAAACTCATCCATAAACTCTTTGTCGTTCCAGCATCCATAGCCAAGTTTTTGTCCCCAGAAATAATAAGCTGTCGTTGGAATGCGAGCCACAAGTTGTCCTAGTCCTTCAATGGATTTGTGTCGTTTAGCGTTCTCTTTTCCAAATTTACGGGCTTCTACAGCCGCTTGGATTTGATTACGCTGCCAGCCAGTACGAAGCTCTTTTTCGAGCTGTCCATGAAGTGAAGGGTCAATGCTTTCAATCATAAAAAGGTGCGTGTCTCTCCACGCTAGTCACGCCACTAAGAGGTGCGTTCCCCACAACTCTCACGTCAGTTGCCGACATTGCCGTCTCTCCAGCCATGTCACACCACTTTTACTCGACAAGGTCAAAGCACGCAGGTGTCGCGGAGGTTCCCTGTCTCTCCAGAGTGTCACGCCCATTGACTCTTGGCGGCGTTCCCGATCTCACGTCTGAGATTAAGCAGCAGCGTAGGTGAACTTACCAAGGCCAAGCGGATTGCCAACTACGAGGCCAGCGACTGCTTCAACAAGGCGAGCAGGGCCACCACCAAAGTCAGGCAGCGCCGTGACCTGGGCCACGTTGCCACCATAACGGACTTCCACCAAGTTCATATCCAGAACCAAGCCATAAGCCGTTTTCTGGGTGTAAGAGCTGCCGGAGATCGTGCCGATAAACGTAGTAGGATGCAAGCGCACCGTACCAAAGTCACCCTGAAACACATCCATGGACTGAATGTACGTGTCAGCAGCAGCATCACGCTGGAAAGTTTGAATCTTAGTGGCTCCAGCACCAGTGACGCCAGCCGTAGAGGTTGTTGTCAAGGCTGTGGTGCCAAGCAAGCTTGTAAAAGCACGCTTAAGATCCGTCCCAACAATACAGTCAAAAGACTTGTACTGACCAGTCTGGTCAAAGATTGACTTAAGCAACCCTTGAACAACAGTATCTGTCAACGCAGAGGCGTTAGCTCCAGAAACAATTGAATTAGCAGGGGTTACAAACGAAGGAGATGTGGTCCCAGAGCCAATATTCAGCCCAGTTCCAATGTTGTCTCCGCCAATCCAAGACTGAGCGCCTGCGGACAGATAAGGCACGCCGCCTGCGCCAGTATCCTGCTGCCCAAGCTGATCAGAAGTAAACGTTACTTCCATGTCGCGCTTAAGACCAACAATGGCTTTAGCCACGTTGTCAGAAAGCGAGTCACGCACACCAGCGACATCTGCCAAGTCTTGAGCAAGCTTGGAAACACGCACAGTGCGGCGAAAGATCTGAGCATAGTTTGCCAGCTCTTTACGATATCCAGTAACGTAGTTGCTGTAGGTGCTAACATCCGTACCGTCAATGGTTCCACCAACCACAGGCTGGGGATTCTGGTCTGCCTGCCAGCGGAAATACATATTCCCTGGCTTGCTGCCCTTGCGGGCCATAGATACAAAAGGCGTGTCACGAGCGTCCACAAGGGCGATCATGTCAGCCAAGTCTTCGCGTTTACCGCGACCGGAGAGATTAGGTTCAGTAAGAAGTGCCATAAAAAGAGTGAGTTACTAAATAAAAAGGGTTACACAAACCCCATTGCTTTAACCAAGTCAGTCAACCCTTTCTGATCAGAAGAATTTTTTGCAAAAGTCTGCTTTAATTTGGCGATATCAGCGTTAGATGATGGAGCTGGAGAGGCTTTAACTTGCGGCTGAACTGGCGCACGCTTGATTACTGCGGCAGGTTTTTTGGCTTTTTGCTCGTTGTATGCTTTTGCACCAAGAGCTAGTAGACCAAGAACATGCTTGTGATCAGGGCGGCGTTTAATCTCTGGGAATTCCCTCAAGACCTGCTGCGTGAATTGGTATTCCTCGCTAGCTGGATTTGAGTACCAAGGGAAATCTTTAGTAACCTGAGAGTCTGCGGCGGCTTGCGTCTGCAAGTACTGCATTCTCTGAGGAAGCTCGATTTCTTTCCGTTTCATGGCAGTCCGTTTCATGGCTCGGACTTCAGCAGCAGTGAGTTCATGCTCTTCACCATTTGGCATGGGAATGACTCCACCGTCAGCATTGTCTTCGCACCACAAAATGACTTCCAGGGCTTTGCTGTATTCTTCTTCCACTCGTTTAGGAGTGTCCAAAGTTGCAACAAATTCTGAAACGTCTGGTGTCTTTACCGGAGTTGATGCCTTTGCAGACTGTAGTTCTCCCTCTAGTTGGGACAACCTAGTCTTTTGGGCATCTAGTTCAACTTGAGCGGCCTTCTTTGCAGCAACTAATTTGTTGATGCGTTTCTGGACTCCCTTGCTTAACGT